ACGTAAGTTTCTGTCTTTCAGCTACTTTTCCGTTACTCTCTGACTCTTTATTGTAACGATTGAAAAAATCCATAGCTTTTTGTTGTTCAGTAGTTAGCTTAGAACCAGCTTTGATTTCTTCATAATATTTAGACTTTTGCCCGTCTAAGTGGCCTCTAGCGTTGGCAACTTGCTCTTTAAACGCTAGCTTTTTTCTTTTAATATCTCTTTCATCATCCACATCTTCATCAAAATCAAAAGTATCTTCTATTAGAAAATCTATCTCATCTCTAGACAAGTGTGGTTTAGTTTGTTTATAGTATTCTAGTAATAAATAATTATCATCTAAACTACTGAAATCTTGATTTAGCTTAACATAATCTTCTAAGCTTCCTCCAGTTTCTTTCATGAAGTCAACAACCTTTTGTATATTTTCAGGTAAATCTTCTCCAGTTTGTTGTTGCTCTTTAACAGCTTCTTCTACCTCTTCAGTAAGTTCTTCTGTTTTATCTTCAACTTCTTCGCTTGTTATCTCCTCGAGAACGCTGCTTTGCTCATCCTTGGGAACTTGTTCTTTATTTTCTTCTGAGGTTGAATCTTCGGCTGTGGTGTCTTCGACCACTGGTTGTTCTTGTGATACTGGTTGTTCATTTTGTTTTTCTTCTTCTTTAGTAATCACCTCTTCTTCTGTTTTATTAAACTCTCTGAGGTCAACTTTTCTAACTTCATCAGTATTTTTTTTAAAACTAGGTTTTTTAATTCTAATTTTATCGTCTTTTACTGTTGATTCTACATTTTTTTCTTCAACTTGTTCTTCTTGTTTTTTCTTAGCCATAATATAATATAATAAAAAATTAAAAATAATTACCTAGGCTCAAACGAACCTAGACTAAAACCACCATCCATAACATCGTTACCTGATGATTCAAAGTTTTTAGGAGGTTTTTCGTTTTTTCTTTGGTCAATTAACTCTGATTGTTGAGTTGCTTGTATTTTTGTTCTATTGTCTTTTCTATCTTCTTTACTTGTTTCTTTTCCTTTTTGTGCTTCAACTTCCATTTGTTTTAGCTGCATGTTCATTTGAAACTCTAACTGCATCAATTCTTTTTTAGCAGCAACCTCTTGTTGCATTTTCTGTGAATCTATTTGACCTTTTAATTTTTCTAGTTCACTATTAATTTGTATTAATGCTTGTTGTTTTTGAACCTCAGCTTGTGCAGCCACTTGTTGAGCTTGAGCGTTTGCCTCTGCCTGAGCCTGTATGTTTCTTTCTTGCATCTGCTGATCTCTGTCTTGCTTTTTCTTTCTTCTTATTTTAAGCAATTGATTTGCTAGCTTTATGTTTTTGATTTCTCTAAGGTCAATAGCATCTTCTATATCTATACCTTTTTGAGCAACAGCAGCTTGAATGTTATTTTCTAGTATCTGTTTTTCTTCATCATCAGGTGTTAATTCTATAAATATACCGAAATCGTGTATATGTAGATTAGACATTTCTTCTAATGTAGCAACGTTGTGAACTCCTATACTCTGTATGAAAGCATCCCTTGTAGGAGAATATTCTATAATATCAGAAACTCTTAGTGACACACACTCTGCAAGTTCAGACGTTAAAAACAAACTACTTTGAAGTATGTGTCTTGTAGCTGTGTTTGAGTTTGCAGCTGCTAGCTTTTGTACTCCAACCAAAGCATCTTTTGAAGGCGTACTACCATCTCTAGCTTCATTTAATCCTGTTACATCTCTTATCATCTGTAGATAATAATTGTATGTCTGTATTAAACTTTGCATCTTAGCACCACCGTTACCGCTTGCTATTTCTTGAATAGGTACTTTACCTGGGTTCATATCACCATCAGCTGTTAGCGATCTACCTATAATACTACCAGTTTGAAAGAACATGTTAAGCGCTTCTTGTGGATTATAGTTTGTACCATTGCCTAGATCAACTTCTGCTATACCATCAGCATCTAAGTAAACACCATCGGGAATTAATCGAGATAATACTTGTTGTAGCTTTAAATGAGTTAATTGAATCATATCAGCAAAACCGGTTATTCTACTAACTAATGACTCTATTTTACCATTGTACATTCTTGGAGCTACTATACTATAGTTCAACTTAACTTTAGTGTTATCACTCTTAGGCCTAATCATATTTTTAGCTATTTGCCACTTAAGAAGTTTTTTAGTTCCAAGAATCAAAACTCCTTCATATAAAATCTCTATAGACCTAGCAACTCTTTCGAAGTTTTGTTCAACAAGCTCTTGGGGAGGATTAAAAGAATCGTCTTTAACTATTATTTTACTTGCTCCGCTTCCAAGTGTTTTAACTTTATAAACCTCATTCATATAGGTTTTGTAATTAAAGTATAAAACTTCTATTTGATTTGTGTCTACGTAGTTATCATTTAAATGAGTTCTGCTATATCCATTTTTATTATTATGAGGCTGTTGCATTATTTCCTCTAAATCTTCTTGAGATAAATTTGGAAACTCTTTCTTTAACTCATTCATTGGTATCACCTTAACTTCACCCACATAATATACGTCTTCAAAATAGGGTGAATCTGTATGGGAATAAACTAAGTTAGCTGGATCAACATAATCAACCTTAACTCCTTCTGATTTAGAAAAAGTATTTTTCACAGCACCAATACCTAAGACAGTTAAGTCATAATTAACTCTTCTTCTAGTTAAATCGTATTTATTAGTTTCTAATATTGTGTTTATAGCTTGCTCTTCAGCTAACTCAACTGCCTGCTTATAAGTCAGTTGCATGTGTAGATCAAGTTCTTCTCTAGTTTCAGGAAGTTCATCTTCAGGTGTGTCAGTTATATCTATACCAAAAGCTTGTTTAGAAAACTGAGCTAGCTCTCTTGTTTCCATATCAGCTAATATGGTTTCCATGTAATCAGTTCTTTTTTCTACACCATAAGGATCTTGAGAATAAGCTTTTACATCATACGTTCTCTCTGATATACCATTGACAACTATATCAACAAACTTAGGTATTATAGGCACTGGTTTCCAATCTAGATTAAGGTAAGATAAATCACCATTTATTGATAACTCATCCTTGTATTTCTGTATTGATTGTTCACCCCTAGCATACAACCTAAGTCTATGAAAATTTATTTCATGACTTCTATATCTATTAGATCCAGAGTCTTTGTCGAACCATTCACTCTCAATAGCTTTACCAACCTTGAGTCCATACTCTAAGCTATGCTTTTCAATATCACTAGCTATTTGACTAGGGAAAAAACTTCTTGTAACTGATTCAGCCATATTTTTACTTTATTATTGTTGATGAGCTTCCTTCGTTTTTATATCTTGAAAAGCTAATATTAATATTTTGTTTTTCTTTTTTAACGTTTGGTGCATATAAATTTCTATTGCAAGCCATAACTGCTAATCCTGAACTTATTGCTGCATCAAACTTTGTTCTATTGTTTATATCAAATTTAGACCAGTCGTTTAATGTTCTATTAAAATACATATCACCATAGTTTCCATTGGTTTTTAAACCAACGTGCTCTTGTATATACATCTCAATAGCTGCTGCATGCGCTTGTTTAATATCTTCACTAGAGTTAGGTATGCCACCAATCTCTTTTTCTGTTGTAGATAATTTATTCCAAATTCTATCAGGTCTATTCATAGAGTAACCTCTATAACCCCTACGTCTTAAATAATATAAAAGTCTAGGTTTATTATTCTCAGCTAGTATTGGCATACCGTAAAATACTAATGCCATCAAAACATCTTCAAAGAACATCTCAGCGGTCTGAGGTCTAGCAACATATTCTAAGAAAAAGTGATTAGTGGGAGCATCTTCCATGGAAAATTTGGTGAGGCCATGCAGTGCTCCCTTGGAACCTAGCCCGTCGACCGTCCCCGAAATATCGTAACTGTCACATCCAAATGCTCCCACGTGCTCGTTACCTGGCGTTTTATAACCATTACGTTCGATAATTTTGTTTTGCAAATGAGCAGGTGGTATCCAACTCACCTTAAATCTACCTTTTGGGTCTGGATAAAATATAACTTGTGAAT